GGATAAAGTAGAAACTACCGATAAGATTAAGAAAACTTTACATGAAGAGTTTGACGCTATATGTTCTATGTTAAATTTTGAAGAACATGGTCATGATCTGTTCCGTAGTTGGTATGTCGATGGTAGAATATATCATCATCTATTGGTCAACGAAAGTAATTTGAAAGCTGGTATTCAGGAGATACGTCCTGTAGATGCCACAAAGATAAGAAAGGTAAAAGAGGTAGAATACAAAAAGGATCCTGTTACAGGAGCTAAACTTGTAGATAAGGTAAAAGAATTTTACATTTATCAAGAAAAAGCAGGTTCTAATCAGGGTGTAAAGTTGTCACCGGATTCTGTTTCGTATGTTACTTCGGGTCTATTAGATCCAGAAAAGAAGAGAGTTATTTCTCACCTACATAAGGTGATCAAACCAGTTAACCAGTTAAGGATGATGGAAGACTCTTTGGTTATCTATAGACTTGCACGTGCACCAGAACGTAGAATCTTTTATATAGATGTTGGTAACTTACCCAAGGGTAAAGCGGAACAACACATGAAAGACATTATGACTCGTTATAGAAACAAGTTAGTCTATGATGCAAGTACTGGTGAAATGAAGGATGACCGAAAGCATATGTCTATGCTTGAAGACTTCTGGTTACCCAGACGTGAAGGTGGTCGAGGTACTGAGATTAGTACACTACCAGGCGGAGAAAACTTAGGTCAGATTGATGATATTGTTTACTTCCAAAAGAAGGTGTATCGTTCATTAAATGTTCCTATGAATCGTTTGGAACAGGAAGCTCAGTTTAGTCTTGGTAGAGCTACAGAGATAAACAGAGACGAAGTTAAGTTTCAGAAGTTTGTCGATAGATTAAGAAAGAAATTTTCTAATCTATTCATATCAATTCTTAAGAAACAATTGCTTCTGAAAGGTGTGTGCACAGAGTTAGATTGGGAAAGTTGGAAGTCAGATATCAACGTTGACTTCTTGCGAGACAATCACTTTGCGGAACTAAAAGAATCAGAAATACTTAGAGAAAGACTCCAGACTATGGATCAAGTCTCTCAGTATGTAGGCGAATATTTCTCGCGTGAGTGGGTAATGAAGAATGTCATGAGATTTGGTGATGAAGATATCGAAGATATGGCAAAACAGGTCGAAGCTGAAAATGCACAAAGCGACGACGAAGTAGATGATGAACTTGGAGTATAATATGAACGAAGATAATCAAGAAATGACAATAAATGATTTTATTAATGCCGTAGGTGAAAAAGAATTCAATAGAGCTGAATCTATATTTTCTAGTGTTTTGGGTGACAAGGTTAATACTGCACTGGATGCAGAAAAAGTTGTTGTAGCATCTGATATTTTTAATGAACCCTTAGAGAATGAAACTGATTTAGAATCTGAGTTGGAGTCCGAGTTGGAAGAAGAGGATTCTGAAGAAGAGAGTGTTGCGGAAGAAGACGCAGTATAAAATATTTTTATTTTAAGAATGTAATTTGTATAAATACTAAGTAAAGGTATTAAATTGAAATCTTTTAAAGAAATTAGAGAAAAAGGAAAACAACCGAAAGGTGATGTTGTTTTTTCTGGTAAGGCTGGTGGACGTATTGCTAAAGCTTCTGTCTCTATTATTAAGGAACCTAAAGGTTTCACTGTTTACATTGATGGTGACAAACTAGATGTATTTAAGTCTCAGGGTGAAGCAATGAAAGCACTCAAGAGTACGGTAAAAGAACTAGGCGGTAAACTATAATGAAACTTATTACTGAGTTTAATGAAAATAATGATGTACAATGCATTGTGGAAGCCAAAGAGAACGGTGAGAAATCATACGTTATAGAAGGCGTTTTTGCGCAAGCAGACAAAAAGAATCGTAATGGTCGTGTATACCCGAAACCTATAATGGAATCGGCAGTATCAAAATACGTGACCGAACAGGTTAGCAAGAAACGTGCTGTAGGGGAACTCAATCACCCCGAAGGTCCTACTGTTAACTTGGATAAAGTTTCGCATCTCATCACTGACCTTAAATTAGAAGGCAATGATGTGATCGGAAAGGCACAAATACTAGATACCCCAATGGGAAAGATTGTCAAAGGTCTTCTTGAGGGTGGTGTACAGTTAGGTGTCTCAACTCGTGGTATGGGAAGTCTTGAGACAAGAAATGGCGTAAACTACGTCAAAGAAGACTTTATTCTTAGTACGGTAGATATCGTACAAGATCCAAGTGCACCTGATGCTTTCGTTAATGGTATAATGGAAGGTGTAGATTGGATTTGGAATAATGGGATTCTAGAACCTCAAGTAATTGAAGAGATGGAGACTGAAATCAAACAAGCAACGGTTGCGCATCGTCCAGAAGTGCAAATTCGTGAGTTTAAGAATTTCCTCTCGTTAATCAAATCTAAAATATAGGAGTCAATTATGACTGAAGAAAGTAAAGTCGAAGTTGAACTTCACGACGAAGATATTAACGAAATCGTGGAGGAAACTCTCGAAGAAGCGCAAGAGCCTAAAGGTGGAGCAACAGACGTTAAAGCGCCAAGCGAAGACGAATCTATTGCATCTGTCGATAAGGCGACAAAAGCGACAACTAAAACTTCTTTGCCTAAAACAAAAGCTGGTATGATCAATGCTATGTATAAAAGCATGAGCAAAATGAAGAAAGGTGATCTACAAGCTGCATACTCAAAAGTATGCGAAGGCGTTGATGCTGAAGACCTAGTAATCGAAGGTTCAGATACTACATCTGAAATCGATGCTCTATGTCAAAGCGAAGCGACTCTTTCAGAAGAGTTCAAAGAAAAAACTGCGGTAATTTTTGAAGCTGCTGTCAAGTCTAAGTTATCTGAAGAAGTTAACCGACTTGAAGAACAGTATCAGGAAGAACTCGCGGAAGAAGTTGCTACAATCAAAGAAGATTTGGTTTCTTCTGTCGATTCATACTTGAACTACGTTGTTGAGTCTTGGGTAGAAGACAATAAGGTTGCAATCCAGAACGGTCTCCGTACTGAAATTGCTGAGAACTTTATGACCAAGATGAGAGACGTATTTGTAGAATCTTATGTCGAAGTACCAGAAACTAAAGTTGACCTAGTTGACGATCTATCAGAACAAGTTACAGAACTAGAAGAGAAGTTAAATTCTACTACTGGTGATGCAATTGCTCTAGCTGAAGAGTTAGAAACTTACAAACGTGAGTCTATTATCTCCGAAGCATGTCGTGACCTAGCTGACACCCAAACTGAGAAGTTAAAAGGACTTGTAGAAAGCATTGATTTTGAAAGTGAAGAAGAATTCACTCAGAAAATTGCTACTATCAAAGAATCTTACTTCGCTAAAGAAATCGTAGAGCAGACCAATGAAGCTGAATCACTTGTTGAAGAAGCTGATGAAGAAGTTGAAGTTTCTTCAGTAATGGAGCACTACTTAACTACTCTTAGAAAAACCTCTAAAAAATAAGGAATTACTAAAATGCAATCTTTTGATACACTAATCGAAAAGTGGTCTCCAGTACTGAACGAAGAGAGTGCCGGAACTATTCGAGATCATCAGCGTAAAGCTGTAACTGCTGCCGTTCTTGAGAACCAAGAAAAAGCAATGAACGAACAACACCTACAAGAGTCTGGTTTCATCACTGAAACTGCGGCAAATAACACTACATCACAGTCACGATGGGATCCAGTATTGATCTCATTGGTACGTCGTGCAATGCCTAACTTGATGGCTTATGACGTTTGTGGTGTTCAACCTATGTCTGGTCCTACTGGTCTTATCTTCGCTATGAAGTCAAGATATAACGGTGGTTCAACTTCTAACGACGAAGCTTTCTTCGACGAAGCTAAAACTGGTTTCTCTGCGACGGTTCAAACAAGCCTGCTGACGGTTCTGGTTTTGCTGGTATCGATTCTGAAGGCGCTCGAGTAACTGATCTTGCTGCTGCTGGAATGGACACAGCTGATGCTGAAGCTCTAGGTAACACTGGTAACTCTTTCGCTGAGATGGGTTTCACTATCGAGAAGTCAACTGTTACTGCAAAGTCACGTGCTTTGAAAGCAGAATACTCTCTTGAACTTGCTCAAGACTTGAAAGCTATCCACGGTTTGGATGCAGAAACAGAATTGGCAAACATCTTGTCAACTGAAATTCTTGCAGAAATCAACCGTGAAGTTATCCGTACAATCAACTCACAGGCAATCACTGGCGCACAACAAGCAAACGTTACCAAGAAAGGTATTTTTGATCTTTCTTCAGATGCTGACGGCCGTTGGTCTGCTGAGAAGTTCAAAGGTCTAGTTGTACAATTAGATCGTGAAGCGAACGTAATTGCTAAAGAAACTCGTCGTGGTAAGGGTAACATCGTTATCTGTTCTTCAGACGTTGCTACTGCACTTTCCGCTTCGGGTATGTTGGACTACACTCCTGCTATGAGCACTACTCTACAGGTAGACGACACTGGTAATACTTTTGCTGGTGTTCTTAATGGTCGTACTAAGGTTTACATCGATCCATACGCAACTACTGATTATATCACTGTCGGTTATAAGGGTACTAACCCATATGACTCAGGTATTTTCTACTGCCCATATGTACCTCTACAGATGGTTAAAGCTGTCGGTGAGAATGACTTCCAACCACGAATCGGATTCAAGACTCGTTATGGTATGACTTCTAACCCATTTGTTGGACCTACTCCTTCAGATAACCTAGCTGCTGCTAAAACCAACCAGTACTACAGAATCTTCCGTGTGGACAACATCCTCGCATAAGATTATAAAAACTAGAATCCCCAAAAGGGATCATTTTAGGGGAGACTTCGGTCTCCCTTTTTTTATCTTAATTTTTGTATAAATAAAGGTATAGATTAAAAGAGGTTATCATGCCAGTCACAACTACTACAGGAATACTAGAAAGTACTCTAACAGAGAATAAAGGATTTCTACAGCCTACTGGGTTTCGCATTGTCATCAATAAAGGGTACTATGCAAATCTACAATATTTTGCGCAGTCAGTGATGCATCCCGGCGCTACAGTGAATGTAGTAGACCTTCCTGTCAGACAAATAACTTCAGTCCCTCTAGCTGGAGACAAGATTACGTATTCAGAATTAGAACTTACTCTTATCTTAGATGAAGATATGACTGGTTATAAAGAGATGCAATCTTGGTTGGAGAGAACAATAGAAACAAATACCAGAGGAATACTAGAGACTCCGGTATCATCAATATATTCAGACATAACTGTTATAGTTTTGTCTAGTCAAAATAATCAATCTGTGAAGATTAAATATCAAGACTGTATTCCAACGGCGTTAAGTGCCATTGATTTAAATGCTACTACAGGAGATGTAACATATCTAACGTTTAATGCAACGTTTAGATTCGCTCAATTTGAGATTATATAATGAAAAATTATGAAATACGTAATGAAGAATTGATCGACATTCTCGAACAGTTTCGTTACACATACATTGAAAAATACGACATCATAAAGACCAACACCATTTTTTCTCCGGAGTTTGAAGGTGAGGCTGACTGGTATACTGGCGAAGGTTTTATGCGCCAAATAATATCTATGAAAGAAAATCATAGTGGTGCAGCTGAAAAGTCCTATTCGGTTGCGATAAAACCTGATCATTATAATGGAAAAGATTCTAGATATAATTTGGACTATTCCAATCTCAACTACTTAATTCAATCTGAGTTAGGTACACAAAATTCCGCCTTGAGTCAGTTTTATCCATCTAATGGATTTATTGGTTGGCATAACAACGCAAACGCTTCAGCATATAATCTTATCCTAACATGGTCCGAGACTGGTGAGGGTTGGTTTAAATATATAGATCCCAAGACACATGAGTTGATTACAATGGAAGATTCTTCCGGTTGGACACTTAAGGCTGGATACTTTGGATCGTATGATAGTGGAAATGTTGTTTACCATGCAGCTAGAACCTATTGTCCTAGGATTACTCTTTCCTATGTTTTAGGTCATGATAAGTCCTACTGGCAGGACTGTATTGAACATATAAGTACTAAATGAATTATTGAAGGATTATATTATGTTATTAGATTTAGAATCTATAATGAAAGAATGGGAAGATGATTGTAAGATACCTCAACATCAATTAGATGAGGTCTCACGACAGACGCCCAGTCTTCATGCAAAATATCTGCAAGTATTATCTTTAACTAAGTTGAAACTTAAGAGGATAGAAAACTCACAACAAAACTTGTTGAAAGACAAGTGGTTGTATTATAACGGTAAGATGGATCAAGATTCTATTCTTTCTAAAGGATGGCAACCAGATCCTTTTAATGGACTAAAAA